TTATATGACCAGCTTTATCCATTCCTGCCCGCGTGTGTCGTTATAACGATCGGTAGTGCTTTGCATCTTATGTCCCAAGAGTATCTTTGTATCGATTCCCTGAGCGCGATAGAGACGTTCAGCTAACGAACGCTGTTCGTGAAACGTCACATCTGTTTTTCCTTCCGGTGGCACTATGCCTGCCTTATCTCTCGCTTTAGCGAAAGTACGTGACAGATTATCCTTTCTTAAAGGTCCTGCTTTCCTTTTGTTGGAGGAATGGATGAGATACGGGCTCACAATGCGATCCCGACATCCATCAATAACTTCTTTCAGTGTTAATCCCAGAGCTTCACATCTTAGACTAAGCGGCAGCGCCAGTCTGGTACCTGTCTTTCCCTGAACAATATGGATATATCCATCCCAGACATCAGCAAAACGCATGTTACAAATATCTTCTCGACGCTGGCCAGTTGCTATAGCCAGAAGCATGGCATTTTTTATGTAATGTTTATCTGGAGCAGCATCGAAAATACACTTCCACTCCTCAAACGTCAGGCGTGCTCGGGAAACTCGAATCACTGGTTTTCTGGTTGCCTCGGGCGGATTCCAGCCAGGGGGGACTTCACCTGCATGCTGAGCCTCTTTGAATATATCGATCCACAACACACGATTATTCTGGGCAGTGCTGTTCATATCTTTATCGATCCATTCATCGAGAATCATTGCAAAATCGCGAACCTCTAGATTCTTTAAAGGATGGTTGCCAAGACGCTCAACTAAATTTCCAGCCATCCTGACCTTTTCCGAATATGTGGTTTCAGCGATGGTATTATCTTTTAGTCTGGCGGCCTGTATTTTGAGGTAGCGCTCGACCCATGATGCCAGACTGATTCCTCGACGCTTTTTGGCCTCCGGATTATCTTCAATTCTCTTCAAAAAATAATCCGCTTCAGCAGCTGCCAGACGCTGATTTGCCGTAGTGGCTATTTTCTCTGCCTTTTCTTTATCAGTTCCCAGACCATGGAATTTTCCGGTCACTGGGTTTTTATACTGGTAGTAGGTTTTATCCGTGCGTCGGTCAAACCGGGCATACAGCCCGGGTATCTTAATGCTATTTTTTCGTGGTCTCGGTGACATGATTTAAAATTCCTTTCAGTGCATCATCATCATCGTCGAGGACTAAAGGCCTTATGCCGGAGGATCCTTTACCTACATATTTAGCACTTTCATCAACTAACCATCTGCCAGCAACTTTTTCTGGAGGCGGTTGGATGTAACCCAAACGACCATAATTAACCAGACACTGACTGGAAAGTTTTATGCTAAACCTTCTGGTTCCCCATTCCGATAATGGGATCATGTATTGTTCGCTCATGGTCTAATCTCTCGACCACCGCCACTATAATTCTGTGGCGGCGGATAATCTGATTTTTAAATATCAGTTAAATTGCTACGTGTACTGGCGCCGTCAATTTCTTCCAGACTTGATTTCCCTCAATGAGACGCTGCCAGATTGCAGAAACATACCGGGCCTGGTGGATGGCATCAGCAAGGGCGTTGTGCCGTTCACCCTCAAACGGTATGGTTTTCTTCGGATCGATTCCAATTGCTTTGCCGAGTTCTACAATTGTTCGAACATCGCGATCATTCCAGTATTCCCATGGGTATTCTTCAGCGATGTAATCAAATGAAGAACGCAGAATACAATTATCGAAAGATGCGCCATTACCCCAGAGCTGAGCTTTTTTACGACCTCCAGGGATATTTTCAAAAATGAATTCACCGAACTGGATCAAGGCATCAAGCAGCGGGATGGCGTCATCATTCACAATTGCCGAACGCGCTTCAGAGGATTGCTTAAGCCACCAGATGACAGTAGATGGATCGATTTTGGCGCCCCAATTCACTGAGGACTCCAGGCTTACGACTTTGTAGAAACTTTCTCCGATTGAACCTGTTGCCGGATCAAACACGACTGCGCCGATAGCGACGATGGGGGCATCTTGTTTATTCCCCATGGTTTCAAGGTCAACCATGACGTGAACATTATCTGCTGGTAATTCTTCAACATCATTATGATGACCGGATTCAATATTTACGGTAGTTGTTTCGCTACCAATGTCAGCATTACCTGTACCTTTCTCAACTGCTGTTTCGCTTCCAGAAATTTCATTATTAACTTTGGTTTCATTACCGAAATTCTCTTCCATCTGCACATCGCTGGTGGCCTCTGCGTTAGAATTAGTTTTGGTTAGATCTTCTGTAACCCATTTGCCGTCGTTAGGATCGCTGATGCCTTCGATATATTCGCCACGGTTAGCGGCTAATATCTGATTTGTTTTGTCCTGCAGATCATCTCGTTCCGGGTTTTCAGACATTGACTTTGCTGTGCGGTTGTTCGCCAGTGCTTCTTCAAGCATTCGCACACGTCTGGCCGGAACCTTAATCCACTTATGCAGTGCCTGTAATGTGAGGTGATGAATTTCGTCATCGGAAATGGAGAGACCACCTACCTCCATAAAATAAAGGTCGAATGAAAGGGATTTGATAAAATTATCCCGTTCGATTTCTAAAAGGTTAAGCAGTTCACTTGCTTCTGACAGATCCATTACTGCAGTTTTACCGGAAATAGCCAGTTCTACCTGAGGCCTGATTTCAAGTTCGCGCGCCGGCGTATCATCGGCCTGATCATTCGCGCCGGTCATCTTATCTGCATTACTATTGTCAGGTTCTTCAACTTTACGCATTGGCATAGGCATCGAGGAACGGCCGCAGGCGATATCAACAATAAGTTCGTCCGGGTGAGCGTGGTCTGCTTCAGTCATGACACGGTTCAGATATTCGCGATGCTTCACCGGATCTTTCCACAAACCTTCTGGTGTTGTTTTAACCGTCGCAATATTGCAGGCGCGGGAATAATCCATGCCGCCCGGCATTTCCTCGAATAACTTGACGGTCGCCGTGAACTCCAGGTTGTCACAATCGTTCATTATGGCGTTGATGGCGCATTCGGTTTTGAATGGTGGGTTATAGATATCGAACTCGTTAACACGGGCGAGCAGGCCAGCTGCGATTTCGTAGGCCAGCCCTGTTCTGGTCAGCGGTGTTTTCCGGTCTGTTACATTACCGCCGCCGGCATTCGCGCCGGAGGGAGTGCGATTAACGGCTGAAATACTATTACCTGCAGCCCATTCCTTAGTTAGGATCCCGCGGTCAATGTGCGCCGTCTCAAACCATAATTTGGCAAACTGAACCTGTTTACCAAGCTCATAGCGCTTTCCATCAGGGAAAACGGTTTTGAATGCACTAGTGAATTTCCACAGTCCAGGCATATCGTATTTCTTAATTTCCTGAACATTTTCAGCAGCCAGGATCAGATTCTGTACAGCGTGATTCTCTGTATCCATTTCCATTAAGGAAAGGCGGTCACGATGTGGAATGCTAATGTGATACACGTGGCGATCGTCAGCCATGTACTGGGCAAGCAGCTGCGTGCGGAAGGACATTTCGGCCAGGTTGAACAGGGCATCTTCATTGGCCGAATAGTCCTCTTCATCGCTATCAGTAGAGGTATTGTTTTCCGGTTCGTTGTCCGCCTGAGGTTCAGCCGCCGCCGGCGCAACGATTTTTTGCCATGTCAGCCCGTTTTCTGCCAGTTCGTAGCGATCACACCAGGTGTCATCCAGCACACCTTCTTCCGGTAGGTCATCAACGATGAGCCAGTTGGTGCGGATAGGCAGCTGATGGTTGGCGCCGCGGCCAACATTAATCTCAGCGTCTTCCAGAATGTCCAGGATCCGGCGTTCGGCGCGGGAATCAGATTTTGCAGAGAACCAGCAGAATAGGTTTTTCGCTTCGGTGGCCTTTGCCTTTGCTTTAATGAGATACGCGTAGTTGTTCATTGCGTTTGGGTTCCTTAAGGCTGTAAGATACCCGGGACTGTGAAAGCTCCCTCTGGGTAGTGGTCATTGTCAAAACTCGAATCCGGGAAGCTTTGGTCGGCTAACCGGGGTACTTAACCCGCCTTGCGCGGGTTTTGTGCTTTATGGGCCGCTCTTTGGTTCTGAGCCATAACCCGGATAATCCTTTAGCGCTTTGCGTAATGTAGCTTTAGCCACCTTTGCGGGTTGCGTCAGCGCCAGCTTCATCGCTGTAGCAAAGGCATCTGTAACCTCTTCAGCGGCTTCCATAGCAAAGTTATGTTCCATCCATACTTCACTCTGCACTTCTTCCTCCACTTCATCGTGAAGTGCCTCTTTCACTTCGTGAACGGTCAGAACGCCGATGAGCTGCTCAGCTGGAGCAGTGCTAAATTTCAATGCCAGTTCGTTAGCTGACATAAAACCTCCGGAAAAAGGGCCCGCCGCGGGGCGGGCAAAGTCAACTTATCCAATTTAACCAGAACAGGCCTCGCCTCCTGTTTGGTTACGATGGCGGATGTACCATCACAAAGCCCGGTATACCAGGCTTTAGGCTGGCATCTGCCGGTGCCCATTATCAAAACCCGAATCAGAAACTTACTGCAGGCTGTTGGTCGTCAGCCGTCTTAAATGCCTTTTTGTATGGCTGGCATGTGCCTTTTACCTTCTGGGCCTCAGCATCGCTGTTACAACTGGTCTCAGATGGATACACGCCTATCAGGACATCAGAGCACTCGCCGGTCAGGGCGCATACGCTGATGACAAGGGCAAACAGCGTATTCATGCTTTAGCCTCTGGGTTTCCTTTCTGGGCTAACAGGTAGCAAAGCTGGCGAACTCTTGCCTCGAACCAGCTCAGGCGGATGGCCTGCTGGCGCGCTGGTTTGCGTTTGAAATCGATCATGGATTAACCCCTTGATTGTTATAAATACTGCGACCCAGAACAAAAGGCCGATAATTAACGAAATGACCAGAGAGCGAATACCGTTCTTACTCATTCCAGCCTCAGCCTTATCGCGGCTAACGCTACTTGCTGATTAATCATTAATCAGGCTTTGCGATGCGGTGCCGGGTGCCTCCCGGTGACATCAACCAGTTAACAACTGCTGCCGACCTGCTTTTTCCCGCAACATGGAAACCGCCCATGCTTACCTTTTTAACTGTGCCGCGTGCGCATAGCCGCATTCACCGCATTGCAAATCCTGATTAAGCCTGTCTTTTAACCACTTCAGGCTCGGTGGTATTCTTGGAGCTCCCACACTGCCAAGAAAAGAGAGAAAAATGTCCCGTAGCCCTATACCTGTCTTCTGGTACAAAAATCCCGCTCACTATGAAGAATTCCAAAAAATTCTTTCTGATGCTTACGTCCTACCCTTTGACTACCACGACTGGCGTATCCGCGCCGATAGCATGGTGGAGCGCTACGAAAACAGCGGTATCCAGGTTGTGAAGGTGATAGCCAGCACTTACGAGTTCATCTCCTGGTGCGAAATTGAGGCACGAGATGTCAGCACCAAAAGCTGCAATGACTACGCGGTCGCCGAATCGGGCCTCCAAATCCTGCGCGACAGAGAGTTTGATTGGGGAGACGAGTAAAAAGTAAATCTTCCCTCTCCTGGATATTTCTATTCTCATAGCGATGTCCTGTGTCTTGCCTGTAACGCTGGCCAGCGGAACGTTAAAACCTGCTGCGAATTCTTCTGGTCGTCATCTCATCCGGTGTTTCGTATGCCGCCGGCAGCTACTTCGTGGGCTTCCTGCCTCGATGACGTTTCTGTGTTTATAGTTAAACTCAAAATGTGTTTGTTTGTCAACACGAGTTGTGTTTTTGATTTGAGATTGTTGACGGGAGGGAAAAAAAGGCACAAAAAAACCAGCCATATGGCTGGTTTGTATGAAATTAGAGTTGATTATTCTTCGGTGCTTTTAAAACGACCACGTAAATATTTTTCTACGTAATCGTCTATCTCCTTAAGACGGACTTGAAACAGATCTATCATCCGTTCTTGTTCAGATTCGGGTAGTTGATCAAACAAGCTGATGAGCCTTCTATGTTGAGGCGTCAGCCATTCCTGCGTGCTGTCCTCTCCGAAAACAAGTTCAGAAGGTGACATTTTTAAGGCCTTAGCAAGCGCAACAGCATCATCAATACCAATGGTTCTACTCGCTGACTCGTAGTTGCCCACACGGGACTGAGCCCACCCGCATATTTCAGCAAGTGCTTTCTGAGATAGTCCTCTTTGCTCTCTGGCTTGTTTAAGACGAGCTGCAATTTGTTCATTCGTATTCATAAAGCGGTTTTACCACGTTGCGTGTTATCACTCAAAAAACATAGTGTGTTGACATTCAAACACATACCGTGTTTTAATCTCTTCATCGCTTCTGTGCAGAGGTAAAAATGAACAACATCGCGAAGGAGAGACAGTCTCTCGGTCTTACTCAAGAACAACTGGCCTCACTTTTTGGTTGGCGCCAGTCACGAATTTCTAATTACGAAAATGGGACACGAAAACCAACGCTGATTGACTGCCGCCGTATCGTAGAGCAGCTAAACAAGCTAGGGGCTGAATGTACCCTCGATAGTGTTTTCCCACCAAATATGGAGAAGGAATAAGCATGCAGACCATCTCTTTTGAAAATCATACCCCGGTGAAGGGTGTGCAGCTGAAAACTGAAAATCAGTATTTACCGATGCGCCGCGATCGCATTAAGTGCAGGGCCATTTATACCGCCGTTCAGGAATGGGAGTCCTCATTACCTGGACGTGCGCAAGACCACGTCGCGCAGCTGGTGGCCGAACAGTGGGAGAAACAAAACGGGCGCGGTATCAGCGTCAATAAACAAAATCTGTATCGCTACCTGAAAAACGAGGGCGGTTCAGAGAAGTACACCAGTTATGTCATCCAGCTTTCGGCGGCGATCGCTGATGCAATGCCGATAGAGATCGCGCGCAAACATGGCCTAAAACGTGGCTTAACTGAAACCGAGCTGGTGGCCAATGCAATCAAAGAATGCAGCGAAGCGCACCAGGCCAAGTTACTTGGCGCACCTCTGCAGAAGCTAGAGCGTGAAATACGGGAAGCTGCAATTGCACTTTTTAACATGCTCCCTGCAGATGCGGCGGGACCACTACTGGCGAGTATCAGCGCCGTAGCGCCGCAGTTTTTCTAATCGAGTTTTGACAATGACCACCAGCACCAGCTGGTTAATAAGAGGTTTCAGATGGCCCGCATCAGAACAGTTAAACCTGAATTCTGGACAGATGAGAAGGTGGTGGAATGTTCAATTCCAGCGCGTCTCCTGTTTATCGGGTTGTTCAACTTCGCCAACGACATGGGATGCCTTGAGCGTTCACCAAAACGGTTGAAGATGCAAATCTTCCCTGCGGACGCGCTCGATTGCGAACCACTAATACAGGAACTGATTACTCATGGATTACTCACTGAGTATTCAGTGAATGATGTCTGCTATTTGCAGATTAAAGGTTTCCTTAAGCATCAAAAAATAAACAGACCTTCGGCCTCAAAAATACCTCTTCCGCCAGAATTCACTGAGTCTAAGGCAGGAAAGGAAGAAAAGAGAGCGCCTGATCAAGGAGGGCTCCATGAGGACTCAGTGAATCCTCATGGAGGACTCACTGACGGAAAAGGAAGGGAAGGGAAGGGAAAAGGATCAAACCCCACTCTCTACGCGCACAAGGGAAATGTTTTTCAGGAACCTCAATATTTGCAAGGTCTGGATATTCCGATCGGGAAATTCACTATGCACGACCTTTGGCTGCCGTCACAGGACTGGCCGAGACTGGCTGCTACCTGGGGAATAGCGCTTCCCGAACCGGCATACCTGCCGACAGAGCTGGCAGAGTTCACCGCGTACTGGAAATCCGAAGGGAGAGTGTTCACTCAGGTTCAGTGGGAGCAGAAATTTGCCCGCAGCGTGATAAGTGCCAGAGCCAAATCCAAACCACAACCAGCAACCGGAGGTAACGGCAATGCAAGAATTCAATCAGTTAACACCGCATCCCGGGCAGTTCAGCAAATTCAGGAAGCCAGAGAGCTCTGGGAGAAGCAACGCGGACTTGCTGGCGGCGGATACGGCATGGCGGCTATGGACGGTCATGGGGGAGATATTCTCGAACCGATGGACCCAGAAGAACGGGGCGGCGCCATCGGATATGTGGATTGCCCAGATTGGATCGATGAGTGATGCCCAGATTACCCTGGTCTGCCGTCAGTGCATGGAGCGCTGCGCCGCGGGTAACACATGGCCACCGGATCTGGCTGAATTCGTTGCGCTGGTTTCGGCGAGCGGAGCAAACCCATTCAACCTGACATCCGAAGCTGTGATGGCTGAATACAAGCGCTGGCGCAATGAGTCTTATCGCTATTCGGGCAGCGACAGATACCCCTGGAAACAGGACGTGCTGTATCACATTTGCGTTGAGATGCGCAGAACGGGAGTTGAGCGAAACCTCACAGAGGGGGAACTAAAAAAACTGGCAGAAAAATTACTCACTAAGTGGACGAAGCACCTGGCTAATGGATTCTCGATCCCGCCGATTCGCCGACAGCTTGAAGCGCCGCGACATCCGGCAGGGCCGACACCAGCACAGCTTCTGATGGAAGAGTACAAACGCCGCAAAGCGGCAGGTTTAACCAAGTAAACGAGTTTTGACCATGACCAAAAAAATCAAATCCAGATATCGCAATGAAATAACCGCCTTTGAGTTCCTCAGGGCCAACCCGGATATGACGTCCGGCGAAATAGCCAAAGCAATGGGGCGTAGTGGCAGTTCTGTCAGTGGACAGGTTAAGCAGCTGGCGGGGACCGGACGAATTGTCCGGACGGGCACTAAAGATGGTTCCCCTACGTGGAGAGTTAACGATATGCCGTTTGGCTGCGGTAACCCGATCCGAATGAGGTTCGAACAGTTGCTACAAGAACACCGCACAAAGGGACTTTAAAAATGAGCAAATCACTTAACGCACGATGCATACGCCGCTGGAAAGTTGAATTCAAAGGGCGCTGCGATTCGAAATATAGCCCCTACTGGCACAAGCGCGATCTCCGCGGTTACATCCGTGAGGCGGCACTGACTACGGCGTATTGTATGGTTGAAAACTTGGCCTACAACAACGCAATGCACGATTTTTTCGCTGATGTGGGTGACAGGAATGGCTGGTCGCCAGAGTTCTCAGCATGGTACGACGGACGTCGAGAGCATTATCTCAAAGAAGCTCGCGACTACCTGAATGAAGAAGCCACCAACGACGAAATCGACGACGAAATAGAGAACGAACTGGAGGCCTGGAATGACTGAGCGCGGAATGATATTTAACGGTGAGATGGTTCGAGCCATCCTCGACGGCCGGAAGACGCAGACCCGGCGGCCTATCAAATGGAAACAGACTCGGTTCACTGAAATTGGTGAGCGCGAAGACGGTAGCAAATGGCCGTGGAGCGAGGATGCAGAGCATGCTTGCGACTTCTGGCACCCATGCCCGTTCGGCGCCGTCGGCGATCGCATCTGGGTGCGTGAAACGTTCTCATGCATTGGTAATGAAGATGGTCATCCTGTGGATGCCAAAGGCAACTTGTGCACCAGAGAAGAAGCGCAGCGTATCTACCGTGCCAGTGCGATCCAGAAACCCAATAATTATGGGCTTTGGTCGTCTCCTGATGGTTTCGATTTTGAAGGTGCCTGGACGCCATCAATTCATATGCCGCGCTGGGCCAGTCGCATTCTGCTGGAGATCACAGACGTGCGTGTTGAGCGCCTCAGAGAGATAAGCCAAGCAGATGCTGAAGCTGAGGGAGTTGGAAAACTGAAGAAAGGTTTCTGGAAAAACTATCAACCCGGCTGGACGGAGTTTCAACTTACAGCGCGTGGCTCGTTCGCAACCCTCTGGAAATCAATCTATGGCGATGAAAGCTGGTATGCCGATCCATGGGTTTGGGTTATTGAGTTCAAACGAATTGAGGAGCAGGCAGCATGACTGATATCACTGAGCTGCGCAATGCGAACAAGCAGGCGCTAGACGATGCGTTGGATTTTGATCTTTTTGAAGGTGACTTCGGAACACCTGGTGACACTGAGCTATCGAACAAAATCGTTACAGGCCGCCGGGAATACAAGTGCCACGTTTGTGCTGGCCCGATTGCAAAAGGTGAAGTGCATCGCAGCGCTACCTGGAAATTTGACGGTGAGCTGATGTCGTACCGCTGCTGTTATGCCTGCTGTTTGGCAATGGTAGCCAGCGTGAATGGCGATTATGAAGAGAATGACCCGATTGAAGCTCGCTATGCTCTGGGCCATGAACAGAAGGATGTTAAGGCATGAGCAACGATATGGACGCTTCACTTAAATATGCCTGCAAGCGCGTGCAGGAACTGGAGGGCATGCTGCTGGTGGATATACCGGAAACAGTATGGCCAGCGGAAGTCAGTATGGTCTTCGCTCAGATTGAAAACGCCGGGACACTCCCGGCGCACCACCAGCGCCGACTGCAGCATCATATCAACCGCATGTGGCTGGAAAAAATGCCGGTACCATTAATTATCGCCGCGGCAGGTTCGCTGGCCTGCGCCATGGAGAAATACGCGTGATTAATAGTGAAATCATAGTTGATAACTTTGCTGGTGGCGGCGGCGCATCGACGGGCATCGAGCTAGCGATTGGGCGTAGTGTGGACATGCGTATGCTTCAGCCACATGAACTGTACCGCGCGCAGGGCTTCCCGGACTGGTACATCATCGACCAGAATTACCGCGGCGTTAAGTATGCAAAGGATAAGCAAGTTGCGCGCTGCGGCAACGCTGTGCCGCCTCCGTTCGCAGAGGCTCTGGTGAGGGCAAACTTACCTGAAATGTGCTCGAGAAAAGTTGCTGCGTAAGATTTGATACAGGAAATATGGGAAAAAGGCCCGCGATGTCGGGCCTTTGATTAAAATCATGCTTATGGGCGCTGATTTACGTACTCGACGATCGCTTGAACTATCACGACCAGCGGCGGTACGATTTTAAAAATTAAGTTGACCATGGTGGTTTCACTTATTTTTTCGTGCCTAGCTGCAAACACCCGTGGGCTCGCCTTTGCAGTTTCAGTATCAGTAGTCGCCAGATACATTCAGCACGTTATTGGTTTGGGTGGGGTCTTCGAATCACCAAAAACCCAGGCTAAATATCATATTAAAAATCAGTACTTAACATACTTAGCGCACACGGGCGGGTCTTTAGCAGCTTGATGAATACCGTCCAATTGTTTAAGCTAAGTCCAGTCGCCAGATACATTTGGCACGGAAAAAGAGCCGCAAACTCTTCTTCCGCTTGAAAAGCCCGGTCTAATCAGCCGGGCTTTTTCATTTTTACAACGAATCTATAAGTCAGCTTATCTATAAACACTATATATAGTGATTCATTACGATAAGGTGCTCTATATGGTGAGTATTTTAGTAATGGGAACTTTTGAGTACAAGGGTTGATTTTGACGTTAATTTGAGGTTTCGCAGGCGTAATAATCGCTAAGTGCACGCCGTATAAGGCCTGGAGAAGAAGTCAATAAAACAGAAAAAAAATGAAAATTTGATCGAGTGCTTCATTTATAGAACAAAAAAGCTTAGCCACCTTGGTTCGGTCCTGTAAAGTGACTTCTTTCCCTCCCTCCTCAATCACAATTCAATAGAATAAACCCTATATCTTGTGTTTCGCCAAAAATGATTGAAGATAATTTTAAAAACGCCCATGAAATTACCCCAGCACGATAAATTCTTTGATATGGGTGGGGTAGCACATCAAGACTCTTTCCCAATAAAATCTAACTTCATGTTCCTTTTCATAAAAAAATCTATTGAAAACATAGATGTATGATTTTCAAAGGCTACTGGTTGCTTGAGAATTTTCTTTAATAGTATTACTGTATATATATACAGTAATATTGTGTGAGGTACTTCTATGGGCTTCCCATCACCAGCTAAAGACTACGCAGAACAGACACTTACTATAAATAGGCTGTGTCAGATTGACGCAAATTGCCGCGTGTTAGAGACGAGCGCGGGTTTCGCCGTTGTTGATGTTTCCCGCCGTCCTAAGCAGGGAGATCACGTACTGATTTCTTTCTGCGGGATAATTCAGTTTGGCATTGTTCGCGGTCGCGCACTCATTACTTCAGATGGTGAAGCGATAGAAGGCGATGCCCTGGACGATGTGGACGTGAAGGGCGTTTTAACGTTCCTGATCAACCGGGCAAATTACGTCGAGGAAGACCCGAACCCAGTGATTTAACCCCGACCCGCTACGGCTGGTTTTGTTTTTTTGGGGGAAAACTTCAAGTTAAACATGGGCATGTGATTAGCAAAAAGTGACATCAAGGACTTGAACATTTCATCTAACAGGTATACTGTTTATTTATACAGTATTTGCGTAAGGAGATAATTATGAAAGTGGAAATCACAATTGATCGTCGCAAAAAGCTTCCAGAGGGCGCTGTCCCGGCATTAGAAAAAGAGCTGCTGCGGAGGCTTGACCAAAACTTTAATAACTGCAGTTTGATCATTCGCCGAACCGGTACTGATGGTCTGAGTGTGTTTGGTGGGATGGATGGGGACAAAAAACGGGTGGAGCAAATCCTTCAGGATACCTGGGAAAGTGCTGACGACTGGTTCTATTGAGTAGAGGTCCAGTGGCTGACCTGGTTTATTTTGAGGATTTTGCTGTGGCTAAAAAACAACAAATGCCGAACACCGGCTATGTAGTAATCAGATGCGATGACGGCGTAATTGTTGCCCGTATCACCTCTTTTCCCGTATGTGAGCGCGCTTTAATGTACCGTCGCGGTGATACTGTTTCGTTTATGCCTCTGCAGCCCGATGAGATCGTGGGGACTCTCTCGCTGTTTTCGCAGATGATTGAAAGAGCAAAGGCCGGAGGGGGTTACCAGATTCCACCGGGCTCTGTTACACTCCCGTCATAGGCCTGAACAACCTATACCTGCTGCGTCACGGAGAGAAACCATGGCGCAAACAAAATTAATATCTGATGCGGAACAGGCTGGCGATCATGTTGATGGCGCTGGTCTTTCTTCATTGCAAAATCTGACACCACGACAGCAGGAAGTTTTTGATCTGCTGGTGGCGTTTATCAATCAGCATGGCTACCCGCCGACCTTTCAGGAACTGGCAGGGTTAATCGGCGTTAGCTCACCAAACGCTGTTGCATTGCACCTTCGTGCGTTACAAAAAAAGAACTTCATAAAATTATCTCGCGGTGTTTCCCGTGGAATTTCTGTCGTCGGAAGAAAGGAACCGGTACTTGCCGTGCAGCTGCTGCAGGAAATGATCGCTGACGAACCGGGAGCGCGTGATCGGGCGCTGGAGTTCCTCCGAGTGTACGAGGCCCGCCCATGAAGAAAAGCTGGTTTCTCCATGAACAACTTTCAGAGTCTCAGGCTCTGGAGCTGGCGGAACGCTACCGGAGAAAGAATTGTCCGGTTGAGAAAAGCCTGTCGAGCGACTTTATCTCATGGGAACTCCGTGTGCTGTTGCCGGAATCCAGCAAGCCACCTCGCATTAACAGAACTTACACACAAAAAATGTGGAGGGACTGATGCGCGCATTACTAAATGTTGATGTTGCCCGGCACCTGGGAATTGTGTTGCTTAAACCCGGTAAAGAGTTGATGTCTTTATTCAGTGGTGGGCGCGTGCTGGTGGAGACTCTGCCAGAAAAAATGAAGGCTCTCCCAAGCGGGCGCATTCCTGACGCCGGGCAACCTTTACGAGATGATCCCGAAATTCGCCCATTCTTTATGAAAGAGCGAGTGGTGAGGGCTGCTGGCGGGGTGAATGGTCTCGAATCCTGGTTGCTTCAGAGGGTCAAGCATTGCCAGTGGCCACATTCTGATTATCACCATTCAGAGCTGGTAACGTTCCGGCATTCAACCGGGGCAATCGTCGCATGCTGGCATTGTGATAACGAGCTGAAGTACCAGACCGATCAAACCCTTGATAGGCTGGTAGGTATCAATAACGCAGATCTGATAATCGATGCTGCCCGTATTGCACTGGGATTTGACCCTGAACGCTCCCTGTCACTTGCTGAATTGTGCTGGTGGGCTGTCAGCGTTGGAATAGGGGACGAAATCACAGAAGAGATGGCGCGCCGTTCTCTCCGGCTTAAAGAAGAGGTTTTCCAGTCAGTCTACAAAGAAAGCGAAATCGTCCCATCGGTGCCGGCCACCAGCATTCTTTCCCCGCTTGTTGCTAAGGTTGCCAGGCATCCTGAACCACCAGCCCCGGTAAAACCAGAGGTGCCAGTGGTTGTTGATCCCGTGGCACCAGCCACTTTATTCACCAGACCTAAGCGGATCCGCTGGGTGTCAGATGGTTTTATTTCCTGGGTAAAGACTCAGCCATGTATGTGCTGCGGTCAGTCTGCCGACGATGCGCATCACCTTATCGGATGGGGGCAGGGCGGAGTTGGTACCAAGGCACACGATATTTTTACGATCCCACTTTGCCGCAAGCATCACCGGACGCTTCATCACGATCCAGTTGCTTTCGAGCGCGAGTACGGCACCCAGCCGGAATTGATTATTAAATTGCTGGACCGGGCCTATGCGCTCGGCGTTCTGGCGTAAGGAGAAGAGCATGATGACACCGCGTCAACGCCGACAGTACAACGCAGGGTTACAAACCGTAGCCGCTGCGCCGCGCAAAAGCTGGTTAGGTCGATTCACCCCTTTGAGCGGTATTCAGTCGCCCTGGATTAAATCACTGCTAACAGTCTGGGGGGAGGGTATGCGGGGAAGTCCTTCACCTCGCAAACCCACAGGTCATTCATGTTGGCGAGGCCTCAGGGCAGAGCGATGGTCGGATAAAGCAATGGAGCGTTTTACCGCGGCTATTGAGCAAGCCCGGAGTGAAGGTTTCCGTGGGCAGCAGGCATTAAACCGGGCGCACGCTATTTTATGGCCTCAGCCTACCACTAGCGCGATAGATTCAGCTATGCGTGAGGATGACGTTAAATTTATGGAAAAGTGTGTGCTGTCTGCATTTGAGACAGGTGATCCGGTTTATCTCGTTGGAGTGAACTATTACACCACACGTAAAAAAATCTCTGATATTACCCGTGAGCTACAGTTGGTGGCGCCGTGGCTAACGGACAGCGAAGCCAGAAAGCGAATGCGCTGGTGCCTGGAAATATTCAGAGCAAAAGTCTTTCTTTCTGTCTGGCGTGAAATTCATGGGGATTAGCAAAAAGTGCTATAAATTCACTTCAATGTTGAAAACGGGCCAGAAAATCAGATAATCCATTCATGCTTGGCAGAGCTGCGCCACTCGGCAGCGACAAAAAGCGACAATTTGACTATAACGAAAACCCCGCCAGCGCGGGGTTTTTGCTTTCCGGCGATACGACAGGGGTATTCGCGAGATGCATTGCATCAGTACCCCTGTCATATCGTCGTGTGCAGGTTGAATTAATCGGTAAAAAAACCTTTTACTTCAAAAATTTCCTGGTTGACCCTCCCTGTGACAACTAAAAAGCGGCGCCATATCCCGTAGGGTATCGGCCGTTCGCCAGTTCTGAACGTTCGGATTCTGCGATCGGTATTACTGCCGACCATACCCAGTAGATAACCCAGCTTTTTATCTGAGTTGTATTCAGGGAATGCACGTTTGAACTGAGTAAACCATGCATCAATCAGTTCTCCGGCTGGTGGTTCCCACCCACTCTCTTCGGTCAACAAATGCTTATCGCCGTATTCGGCGGCATTAATTTCTGAACCAGTATCAATCACCGGCGCATTCAGATTGGCCTGCAGCTGTCGCACATTCTCTTTTATGCCTTCCTCATAAGCGATTTTCTTTTGTTCGCTCAGTGACGGCAGCGGAATACTGATTTTCATATTTTTATCTCTGGTTAGCCTGATAAGGAGGGGTTTCCCCCTCCATTCATCAGCGCGGTTCCAACTCGATAGAACGCACATCTGAAATCTTTATGTTGACGAGGTTCAGGGTTCCTGTGGCTCTGGCCTCCCATACCTTTGAGCGGTGCAGGTGCATCATGCAGTAGTAAAGGTAATCAGGAAGAAGGATATCGGTCCTGACCACCTTTATTCCGATGTGCTCCGGGTTAAAGGTTCTGGTCGGTTCGCCACAGGTTTTTAAAGAGCCCCGACGAACAATCCAGAAATCTGCCTCAGGGAAGTTCGTCTTCGTAATCGTCAACTCAGAGAGTTTCATCAGTGTCCTTATCGGTGGCTTAGCCTCCTCGGGACCGAGTGGCTTTCTGTCGCCACCGCAAGAATAATATTAGGCTCAATGAGCCTAAGTGTAAAGCCTTTCAGCTCAGATATTTTTATTGCTGGGCCTCCTCTCACACACACAGCACCTCAAACAGGAGGTGTCGGATGAACAGAACCATGCCTGACAAAATTGCCTCTGCATTAGGGTATTGCACTTCGGGCGGCCTCATCTGCTGGGGCGGAATTGCCAGATGGATACATGACCTTGACTGGAACTTAATCGCAGTTGTCGGCGGCTTTATTATTGGCCTCCTGACTTTCTCCGTTAATTTTTACTTTAAATGGCGACAAACCAGAGCTTACGAAAAGGCGCTGGCGAGAGGCTATGTAACAACACCACCGCAGGATCACTAATATGGCCAACCTGAAAACTAAACTCAGCGCGGCTATGTTGGGATTAATTGCCGCCGGTGCGTCAGCTCCGGTTCTCATGGATCAGTTCCTTAACGAGAAGGAAGGAAACAGCCTGACCGCGTACCGGGATGGCAGTCAGGGGATTTGGACAATTTGCCGCGGTGCCACGCGCATTGATGGTAAACCTGTTACGCAGGGTATGAAGCTGACGCAGGCCAAATGCGATGAAGTGAATGCTGTCGAACGTAACAAGGCGCTGGCGTGGGTTGATCAGAACATCCATGTTCCATTGACGCCCCCGCAGAAAGTCGGCATTGCTTCATTCTGCCCGTATAACATCGGCCCGGGTAAATGTTTTCCTTCTACGTTCTATCAGCGGATTAACGCCGGCGACCGTAAAGGAGCGTGCGAAGCGATTCGCTGGTGGATTAAGGACGGTGGAAAGGATTGCCGCATACGCTCCAATAATTGCTACGGGCAAGTATCCCGCAGGGACCAGGAAAGTGCGCTGACGTGCTGGGGGATAGGTCAGTGAGAACATCAAGTGTGGTCATTCTTGTTCTTGGCGAGCTGCTTCTTTCTGCGTTGATTATCTCTGTTCTCCTTCATCAGGTCGGGAAAGAAAAAAAGCGGGCTGATGATGCCGAGGGGCAAGTAAACAGCGCGCAGACGATCACCTCAAACGTTCTCACCACCATGACTATCTTCAACTCAATATCAGAGGCAAACCAGCATGCCAAAGAGCAGATCGCACTGGACGCATCGGGAGCCGCGGCAGATATCAAAATGGCTATTACGGATGATGATTGTGCTAATCGGTCTGTGCCTGCTGGTGCAGTTAAGCGGTTGCAACAATACGCGAACGGTTTACGTCAAAGTACCGCTAGTTCCGTTGCCAGCCAGCCTAACGGCCGAAACACCGCAACCAGAAATCCCTGAAAGTATGACGTGGGGGGAAAGTCTTGATTTGAACGTCAGGCTGTTATCTGCGTTAGGACAGTGCAATCGAGATAAAGCCGACATTCAACGAGCAGAGAAAGGAATTGCACGATAGACGATTAAAACAATAAATGGCACCTTTTACCATAACGAACTGATAATGATACAGCAATGTAGTCTACATTAATATGAGTGTAATGGTGTTTAATTAATAAACACCATTGTATGTTATTTATATTTTATTGTGCTAACGGAAAAGAGCTGTTCTGACATTATCCTCTTTCCCCCATGTATCATTTATGATAAAGGGTGTGCCATGAATTGTTATTGTGACATCCTCAACAAGGAAAGCATCTTGGTTTTCTTTAGCTGAAATTACGGCAATTATCATCCCCATTATGAAACCTGATGAAATTTCCCAGTTGTCCTTGCTTGCTCTGATGCTGCCTTCTTCAATAATCTTGAGTCTTGGATCTAGTTGACCTTCATGAGCAATTGAAGTCCTTCCAAAATTATAAAGTGCCTGAGGTAATGTCTGACCATCAACACTATTTCCTGTAAATAAGGAACGGAGTGCTACAAATGAAATTATATCTTCCTGATCCTCTAAGAAGCCCCTGATCCTTTTACCTACGCCTTGGGTGGGCCTTCTTGCCTTGCCTGTGGCATCAATAGCTGGGAATAAATGTAATAAACAGGTCTCATAATCCTTATCTGTGAAAGCTTTTATGGCTTTTTCAATTCTTCTGGATACTGCATTTTGCTGTGTCATAAATTTCCTCGTGACATTTTTCTTTTCAAAAGCACAAGTAATCTAGATGATCTCCATCATCATGATCAAGGAAACACAGTTGCAATTGTGTGGCAGATACCAATTGTGAATAACTACTCTGTTGTCTATACGCCCTGGGATGACGAAGTGAGAAAAAATAATGGTACATTGAGAAAAGTAGATTTCGCTGGGGCAACTTAATTGATTGGTATCTCCTGCACTGAAGGCTAACATGTCAACGCTCAAGGAATTATCCCGGCAGCTAAAGCAACTGCAGAAACAGCTCCCTTTCGCCACGGCACAGGCCATGACATCGGTAGTAAGGGATATCGCCGCAGCCCAAAAAGTGGCGCTGGGGCGAAAGCTGGAATCGCCGACGCCATTTACTGTTAACTCTGTGGGTTCTGCTGGCGCCAGAAAGAACAACCTCCGCGCAAAAGTCTTTGTGCGTGATGTCGCTGCTGAATATCTCGAACCCTTTGAGTTTGGTGGCGAACATAAACTGAACAGCCAGGCGCTGCTCAATCCAAAGAACATCAAACTGAACAAATACGGCAACATGTCGCGCAACAAGCTGTCGCAGTTGAAAGCGAAGCCGAATGTGTTTGTTGGTGAGGTCAACGGTGTTGATGCTGTCTGGCAACGGCGTAAACCGAGGAAGGCGAAAAAGAAACGAGCCCGGCGCTCAGCGAATGGTACGCGCCGACCAAAGCGGAAACAGCGCGCTCCTAAGCTGCTGGTGAGGTTTGGTGATGCTCTCCCTGTTACGCCTACGCTTGACTACATGAACCGCTCACGGTCAATGGCATCCGGCTTGATTCCCGGCGCGCTGAGCAGGGCGATAGAAGAAGCGATTCGAACGGCAAAATGACGCAAATACCCACCCCATAGGGTTTGGGTCCTTCCTGAGACTTTTGTAAAGCACGGGCATTGCGCGCCGCAGTGTTTTCCTAGCTACAAGTTTTCAAATTTAGGTAACAGGTAACAGTTACGTTTTGTTACGTATTGGGCTTTGTTATTGATTACAAAAATATTTCCATCATCTTGTTGTTACCCTCGCTGTTACCTCTTCTGGTTGAGTAACAGTGTCAGGTAACAGTTCCGGCTGCAGGTGAGGTAACAATGAACCAGTCAGATTTTGCACGGTTACATGGCGTTAGCCGCAAGACCGTTACGATGTGGAAAAGTCGGGGATGGCTGATCATGTCCGGCGATGATATCGATGTTGACGCTTCAAATGCACAACTCGAAAAGTACAGGAAAAGCGTTAACCGATCCGATAAACAGAAAACATCTGCGCCAGAAAAAAAGAAAGCTGACCGGGTGTTACCTGCGCGGGAGCAGCCGGAAGAAAGTGACTCGTCACTGGAGGGGCTTGCGCGGGATTTCCTCCTTGAAAACGGCGCTGAGTTATCGCTGGATGAAGCGCGCCGGGTAAAGGAAAACTACCTGGCGTTACTGACAAAATTAGAATTTCAGCAAAAAGATGGTCAACTCATTGAGATGGCTGCCGCCGAGGAGGTTCTTTTCAACGCCTTTCGCCAACAGCGTGACGCCTGGCTTAACTGGCCGTCAAGAGTGGCACCATTAATGGCTGCTGATCTGGGCGTGCCGGCGGACAGGATGACAGAGGTGCTGATTGAACATGTCCACAAACATATCTCAGTCCTCGGAGAACCAGAATTTAACCCAGCAGAAGATTGAGCGCCTTCAACTGAGTGTCCGTAAGGGATGGACACCACCACCACGCATCAGCGTCCCTCAATGGGCCGATGACTACCGGAAGCTGGCGAAAGAAGCTGGCAGCACCTCCGGGAACTGGGAAACATCAACGGTTGAAATTGCCCGCGGTCCTATGCTGGCCGCGACGGAATCGGGCGTCCATATTATCACCGTGATGTGCTGTACCCAGTTAATGAAAACCGCGCTGCTGGAAAACCTGTTTGGTTATTTCGCGCACCTCGATCCATGTCCGATTTTGCTCCTGCAACCGAAGGAAGAGGCCGCCGAGCAGTTTTCCAAAGAACGCATAAGCCCGTTGGTTAGGGTGACGCCAGTTCTGCGTAACATCATAGGTGACTCAAAGCAGAAGAGTTCGAAAGAAACCATTCTGTATAAAGCCTTCACGGGCGGATTTCTGGCGCTGGCCGGCGCCGGTAGTCCAGATAACCTTGCGCGCCGTCCGATCCGTGTTCTGCTTGCAGATGAGGTGGATAAATACCCGATTACTCGCGAGGGCGATCCCATTGCACTGGCGGAAGAGCGAACCGCCACATTTGGCCTTAACTGGCTGTCTGTGCGGGCCTGTTCGCCGACGGTTGAAGATGAAAGCCGGATTGCTGACAGTTACGAAGATTCAGATCAGCGGCGGGCCTCTGTAGTTTGCCCCCACTGCGGGCATCGACAGTTCCTTGATTTCTTCAAACATGTTCAATGGCCGAAAGAAGGTGATAAGCACCTGACCAAAGCGGCCATGATCCATTGTGAATGTTGTGGTGCTGGCTGGTCAGAGGGGGAGCGTCTGCGGGCATTACAGACAATCCGATGGCATCAGACCAAACCGTTTGAATGCTGTGGTTCCCGCCATTCTCCATTAATGGAATACGACCAGAAATGGCATGAAGGCGATGAGGGGAGTGTTGATACTGTCTGGCGCTGGTCGGAGTCGGAACGGCATGCCGTATACCGGGCGATTTGCCCGGACTGTGGGGCCGAGGCACTGGATAATCACCACGCCGGGTACCAGGCGTCAAAGCTGTTTAGTCCCTGGCAGAAAGATAAGCCGTCGGACATTGCAAAGAAATACCTCGATGCGAAAGGCGATCCGGATAAAGAACAGGCCTGGTGGAACACCCAGATGGGGTTGCCGCACCGGCCTAACCATGGGAAACAACTCCCGGTTGATGTTCTGCTGGCACGCCGTGAAGTCTTCCCGGCCGTCGTTCCTGATGGCGTGGCAATGTTAACTGCGGGCGTCGATACCCAGGATGACCGATTCGAAATCACGATCACTGGCTGGGGACGGGACGAGGAATCGTGGTCAGTTGCGCATGACGTCATTTATGGCGACCTGGAAACAGAGGAACCGTGGAAGCGCCTCGATGCGTACCTGAAACAGATATGGCGACGCGGCGACGGGCGAGGGTTGAATATTCTGGCTGCATGTATGGACTCCGGCGGTCACCACACACAAAAGGTTTATGAGTTCTGCAAAGATCGCCTTGGGCGCCGCATCTGGGCTATCAAGGGAGAATCTGCGCAGGGTGGCAAACGCAACCCCGTCTGGCCCACCAAGCGACCGACATCGAAAAGTAAAGCCAGCTTCAGGCCAATTATACTTGGCGTGAACTCTGCGAAAGATGTTGTCCGTGGTCGTCTGCATCTTGAACCGCCTGCTTTAGGTACTGCAGGTGCGGGCTATATGCATTTCCCGGATGATCGTGACCTCGGATATTTCAACCAGCTACTGGCAGAGCGACTGGTTTACAAAGTGGTGGCCGGACAGCGATTCAGTGTCTGGGAGCCCATTCCCGGCCGGGCGAACGAAGCGCTCGACTGTCTCGTATACAGCTATGCCGCGCTGTGCGGACTGAAACATATGGGACTAAAACTCAATGTTCGGGCCGCTAACCTTCAGGCCGATCCCGATAAGTTCCTGCCGGCGCCAGCCGAGCCAGAAGAAAAAATCAATTACGAATTACCGGGTGCCATCGTGGATGAGGCTATGGCTCCTGTTAAGCGTAAGAACATTTCTAAACTCCTGCCGCAATAAGGAAAACCATGTTTAATCGAAACACGAGCTTACTTGCTGGTGGGATGACTGATGAGCAGCTCAGAGACGCTCTGCAGAAAGCGCAGCAGGCTTATATCGACCTGACTACCGGCAGCCGTGGTGTCTCATTCTCCTATACGCAGGGTGATGGGACGCGCTCTGTTTCCTATCAGCAAAGCTCTCTCGCCGACCTGTTGGCGCTGATTCAGTTGCTGCAGGCACAACTGGGAATTGTCGCCCGGCCACGGAAGCCAGTGAGGTTCAGATTCTGATGAATAAAGTGCAAATCCTTGGTCCTGACGGGAGACCTTATCAGGCACCAAAACCCAGCATGTTGACGGGCGGTAGCCGGGTGCCATATGACGCCGCGGATTCCTTCAGCGATCAACTGGCGAACTGGCAGCCCGCACTATGGTCACCGGATAACGAAATTAATATCTACCGTGACCGTATCGTTTCCCGTGCGCGCGATCTGGTCCGGAATGATGGGTGGGCCAATGGTGCCATAACTCGCCTGCTTGATAATGCGGTCGGTGCCAATTTCCGCCCGATCATGAAGCCTGACTATCGTGTATTACGGATGATGACAGGTAATAAAAGTTTTGACGCAGTATGGGCGGAAGAGTACGGAAAAGCGCTCGCTTCCCACTGGCGAACTTGGGCATACGATACAGGTCGTTATTGTGACGTTGAGCGCAAGTTAACCGTTCCGCAAATGTTGCGTCTGGCATTTCGCCACAAGTTGATAGATGGCGACGCCCTGATGGTGCTTCAGTATCGCACCGATCGCCTTGGCCCAGGCAAGGGGCGTTATGCCACGACGGTGCAGGTTGTCGATCCCGACAGACTCAGCAACCCGCAGCAGAATTTTGATATGCCGAATATACGCGGCGGCGTTGAAATTGATGCTGACGGCGCGCCTGTGGCTTATCACATACGTGAAGCACATATTGGTGACTGGTGGAGTGGCGCCAAAACGATGACATGGCGAAGGATACCGCGCGAGACAGATTGGGGGCGTCCGCATGTTGTGCACGACTTCGACCATGAACGTGGGGCTCAGCATCGTGGTAATGGCATTCTGACTCCGGTGGTTCAACGCCTGAAGATGCTGGTGAAGTACGATCAGAGTGAGCTGGAAGCGGCAATTCTGAATGCTATATTTGCCGCTTATATTGAGTCACCTTACGACCCCGAAATGATCCAATCCGCGCTGGGGGAAAACTTCGAAGAGGGATTGGGGGCATATCAGGATGGTCGCGCTGAGTTTCATAATGATCGCCGTTTGACGCTGCAGAATGGCGCCCGCATGCCAATCCTTTATCCCGGTGAGAAAATTACAACGGTCAATGCTGCCCGTCCTTACAGCAACTTTGAAGTTTTCGAGTCTGCAGTATTGCGTAATTTCTCATCCGGTACGGGGTTATCTCCTCAGCAGGTTACACAGGACTGGTCTGATGTGAATTACAGCTCTGCGCGATCTTCTTTGCTGGAGGCATGGAAAACGCTCACCCGCCGACGTGATGATTTTTCTATGGGTACCGCTCAGCCTGTTCTGACAGCTTTTGTGGAGGAAGTTCACGATAACGAGGATTTACCCCTTCCGAATAATGCTCCTGATTTTGTTGATGCCCGGGCAGCGTATTCTCGTGCCCGCTGGATGGGGCCGGGACGAGGATGGGTGGATCCGGTGGCAGAGAAAAAAGGCGCCATTCTTGGCCTCGATGCCGGCCTTTCCACTCTCGAAATTGAAGTGGGTGAAAACGTGGGTGAGGACTGGGAAGAGATTCTTGACCAGCGACAGCGGGAAATTGAGTCCTGCCTGAAGCGCGGACTTCCATTACCGAGCTGGGCGCAGGCGGACCAGTTCGCCAGCCAGACAATTACCGATCCGGAGGAAAAGTGAATCTACCTCATCTGGCCCAGCGCCTTTTTAATACACCGCTGGCGCTGCACCCAAGTAAAGCTGAAGTCATCATGGCATCCGTTATGGACCGTTTTGGCATCAGTAAAATCGAATCCTCTCTTGCCATGGATGATGACTGGTATGGATACGATGATAACCGGGGGCGGGAATCCCGTAGCGACCCGGGTTATGACAATGTGCTGGGCGTCGCTGTCATCCCGATATGTGGGACCCTGGTGCAGAAGCTGGGTAGCCTGCGCCCATACAGTGGCATGACAGGCTATGACGGCATTCGTCAGGCCTTCCTGACCGCGATGGAAGACCCCGATATTACGGGGATCTGCCTGGATATTGATTCGCCAGGCGGCGAGGTCGCCGGATGTTTCGATCTGGTCGATGTCATTTATGGCGCCCGCGGGAAAAAGCCCATCCATGCCATTCTGACGGAAAGCGCCTATTCCGCCGCCTATGCGATTGCCAGTGCGGCGGACCGGATTTCTGTTCCCCGAACCGGTGGTGTGGGTTCAGTTGGTGTGATCACCATGCACCTTGACTGGACCCAGCGGATAAAAGATGACGGCCTCAAAGTCACCATTATCACCTACGGTTCCCGTAAGGCTGAGGGGTCACCGCTGAGAGAACTGTCAGATGAAGCGCTGGCGGCTATTCAGCAGGACATCAACACCATGGGCGAATTGTTTGTGAATACCGTCGCCAGAAATCGGGGAATTAGCGCAAAGGTTATCAAAAGTACTCAGGCTGCCTGTTTTATGGCTGCTGATGGTGTGGAACTTGGACTGGCTGATGAGGTGTGTCCTCCTGATGCTGCGTTCAGAAACTTACTTGAAAAAACAGGAGCCTGAAATGGCGAAGAAAAAGACATTTAGTTTTGCTCATCTTATTGGCCGTGGCGCGACTGCTTCCGAAGAGGAAGAAGATAAAAAGGCCAAAAAAGCGAAAGGCCGTCGCGCGGAAGAGGATGAGCGCGAAGATGATGCCGAGGACGATGAACGCGAAGATGACGCGGAAGACGACGAGCGTGATGATGACGCTGAAGATGACGGTGACGACCCGGATGCTGCGGAAGACGATGACGATTCCGAAGATGATGGCGATGATGACCGCAAAGAAAGCAAAGCGGTGAAAAATGCCCGCGCCGCCGAGCGTAAACGTTGTGCCCGTATCTTCGGCAGTAAGCATGCTGCGGCGAATCCTTCACTGGCAGCGTCACTGGCCTTTAATACCGGAATGAGCTCTTCTGCGGCCATCAATGTTCTGGCTTCTACCGCGCCAGCAACGCAGACAGCAGCAACCCGCAAGCTTTCACTTGACCAACGGATGCAGGCAAGCCATCAGGCCCGCCTGAACCCGGATAGTGGTAAGAAAGAGAACGGTAAATCGGCGCTGGTAAACCAGATGACCGGCCTCTACAACTCCATTAAAGGAGAGAAATAATGGATCAATTTGGTCAGAATGCCTTTGCACCAGGCATGAAGAGTTCAGTGTTTATGCCGGATCAGTTGGTTGCCGGTACGCTGCAACTGGTCACGGATACCGGCACTATCACCGGCGGCGTGTATAAGCGTGGCACTGTGCTTGGCATGATCACTGCCAGTGGTAAATACACCGTCAGTGTGAAAACCGCAACGGATGGTAGCGAGACGCCGGCGGCCATTCTGGTTGATGATGTTGACGCTTCCACTCATGGCGATCAGTCCGGCGGCCTGTACCTGATGGGGGAGTTCAACCAGAATCATATTATTTTTGACGATTCCTGGACTGCGTCGGAACTGAAAACAGCACTACGCCCGCTGGCCATCTTCCTGAAAGACAGTGCCCAGGCACCTTTAACCACCTCCTGATTTATCCCTCATTTCTCCTGGCGAATGCTTTAACCGGCAGGCGTTGACCCATTTAAAATTTATGCCAGCGTGCGGCTGGCATTATCAAGAGACTGAATATGGAAAATATTTATGATACCAGTGTGCTGGTGCAGGTCGTTCCTAACCTGAAAACCAGTCAGAACTGGCTGCTTGATCGCTTCTTCCCGAACGTCGTGACTTATGAGACTGAAGAAGTGGCGATTGACGTGGATGTCGGCCTGCGTCGTATGGCGCCATTCGTCTCCCCGCTGGTGGAAGGTAAGCTGGTCGAGTCCCGTAAATACCAGACCAATACGTTCAAACCAGCTTATATCAAAGATAAGCGCGCGCCGGATCTGCGTAAACCTATCCGCCGCCAGATTGGTGAGCGTATTGGCGGTGAATATACCGCCGCAGAACGCGAAATGTTGAACCTGCAGTTTGAGATGACCGATCAGATTGACATGATCAACCGTCGTCTTGAGTGGATGGCGGCCAGCGCGCTGGTGTCCGGTACCGTCACGGTTGCCGGGGAAGGCTATGAAACCAAAGTAGTGGATTTCGGGCGCTCTCCGGATTTAACTATTACTCTAAGTGGTTCAGATAAGTGGCCGCTGACGGTTGCCGCGGGTGCCACTAATACCCAGCCCTCTGATGATATTGAAATCTGGCAGACGCTTTTCCTGAAAGAATCCGGTTCCGTCGCGACAGATCTGGTGTTCACAAGCAAGTCATGGCGTGCTTTCCGACTGGACACCACCATCAAAGATAACGCCATCACGTTCCCGGCGCTGAGCCCGTTTGGTAACCAGATTAACGCTGGCCCACAGGCGATGAAGGGCGCTATTTATAAAGGACGCTGGGGTAACTTTGACCTCTGGTTATATAACGACTGGTTTATTGACCCACTTGATAATGTCGAGAAGCCGATGATCCCCGACGGCGCCGTTATCATGTCTGGCGCTGATCTGATGGGTACCCGCGCTTTTGGCGTTATCCTGGACCCGGCATTTAACTACGGTCCCCTGGCCTATGCGCCAAAATCCTGGGTGAAAGAAGATCCGGCCCAGCGTCTTATCCTGATGCAATCCTCTCCGCTGGTTATTCCGAGCCGGGTAAATGCATCCCTTTGTGCAACGGTGGTCTGATATGGCTAAAACAACCAAAACTGTACTGGGCGATGATCTGAATGCGGAAGGCGCCACCGAAGACGCCCTGAATATCGACGACCTGAATGCTGGTGGCAGCGTTCATGAGACCCAACAGCATGACGATAAACACGGCGAACCATCAGATGATGAGGATACCGCTGAAGAAGATGACCAGGAAGATGCCCCGGAGCCTGAGTTTGTGGTGCTGAAAGGGAATTGTATCCGCCATGACGGTGAGGTCTATCGGGAAAACTCCCTTATTCCGGTCTCCGGTAAGGATGCCGAGCGTCTGCTGGCAGCAGGTGTAATTGCCGATGTCCATGCTCTGCGACAGCGCGCATTATCTGCTGTGCGTGGTGTGAAAATCACAACGGAGTAAGCAGATGGGCGTGGACTGGGATTTACATCTTCTGAGTCCGCTCCATGGCGTGTTTGGCGATGAGCATGAGTACCGTCCCCGCAACGGTACTCCTTTTACGATTAACGGTATTTTTGACCGTGGCTATGCGCAGGTTGCAGAAAATCTTGATGGTGAATCAGAAATTAACACCTCCAGCCCGATGCTGGGTGTGCGTGATGCTGAATTTCGTCAATTGGGTAAACCGCAGCCTGCCGTATCTGACCGTGTGTTTATTAAAACGGTCGGGGGTCAGGTCATCAATCAGTTATTTGTTGTGTCCAACGTCGAACCGGACAGCCATGGCGGCTCGCGTCTCGTTCTCAATGTGGCGAAAACCCGATGAATGCTTCCGCAATACGACAAATGGTCGTGGCCGCGCTGAAAGATAAAACCGCCGCCGGCGATCGTGTGTATTCCCCGCGTGACTGGGCAACTTCCCCGGACTTGTACCCTGCATTGCTTGTTCAGACGCCATTTGATCACAAAAAGGCGCAGGGGCGAAATACCCCGGCCTTCACCTCTCTGACCACCGTTCGTATTACCGGCCGGGTTCAGGAGTATGACAGTGAAACCACTGATGATGGCGCCATGCGCGCGGAGGTTGCACTGGAGGAGCTCCGGGAACAGGTGGAAAGGGCGGTGATTAACAGCTACGAGTTGACCCGGAACATCCAGAAATATGCGGAGGTTCGCTCGACGATTGATGTTGATGCGGATGGCGAAGCGCATATGGGCCAGCTGCTTATCGAAATTGATATTGAGCACTATCAAGGACCGGAAGACTTTTATCCGGTCGAAACGGTGCCGCTGGCGGGGATCGACATCACCATAGACATGCCGGACGGTACGCCGCAGCCGGGCGTAAAAATAGACCTTCAGGAGTAATCATGTTTGTAAAACCGAAGGACGGGCTCAGCGTTCGCTGCCCTGTAAGGGGCGAGCCTTTGCCCAAAGATGGCGCGGAGGTGCCTGATAATACGTTCTGGCGCCGCCGCCTTAAGGATGGCGACGTCAGTCTGGTACCGGTAAAGGGCGTGAAAAACGCCGTAAAAAAAGAGGACGTAACTAAATGACCGTTCCATTTACGCGAGTTCCCGGCAATTTACGTGTGCCGCTTTTTTATGTGGAGTTTGATAACTCCATGGCCAACACGGCGACGGCTACACAGCGAACGCTGCTGATTGGTCAGATGCTGGCATCAGGCTCTGCACAGGAAAAAATCCCGGTAAAAGTCTCCTCTCCTAATGCGGTAAGTGAGCTCACCGGGAAAGGTTCAATGTTGCATGGCATGATGACGGCGTATCAAAAAAACGATACTGCAGCGGAGGTATGGATCCTCCCGCTGGCCGATGATGCGGACTCCATGGCAGCGGCCACAGGCAGTATCAAGGTTGCCACACAGGCGACAGAAACCGGCGTTATCTCTCTTTATGTTGCTGGCGTTCGCGTACAACTGACCGTACTGGCGACTGACACTCCGGCTCAGATTGCCACTGCGCTGGTCGCGGCAATTACCCGCAAAACGGAACTGCCGGTGACAGCTGCTGTAAAAGCCGATGCAACGGATACCGTAACACTGACGGCCAAAAATGCCGGGTTAGTGGGCAATGGTATTGATATCAGGCTGAATTATCTTGGTGTTCAGGGGGGAGAGGTGACGCCCGCGGGCCTGACGCTCACTATCACGGGCATGACCGGCGGTGCCGGCGCGCCGGATTTAGTTGATGCCCTGGGCAACCTGCAGGATAAGACCTTTGATTTTGTCATCAACCCTTATGATGACACTGCATCACTGGACGCCATCAGAGAATTTCTGAACGATGCAACCGGCCGCTGGGCATGGGATAAACAGCTCTATGGCCACGCATTCACCGCCACCAACGGTACTTACGCTGAGCTTGGTACCAAAGGGGAAACTCGTAATAACCAGCATGAGTCACTGCTTGGCGTGTACCGCTCACCGTCACCGCGTTATATCTGGGCGGCAGCACTGACAGGGGCCGCAGCACCCAGCCTGCGTAATGACCCCGGACGCCCGCTACAAAGTCTGCCTGTTTATGGCGTGCTGGCACCGGACCTGGCGGATCGCTTTGAGCTGACCGAGCGCAACAACCTGCTTTACAGCGGCATCTCCACTTACACCGTGGGTGATGACGGGACGGTGATGATTGAAAACCTGATTACCACCTACCAGAAAAACAGCTATGGCGACGAAGACGACAGTTACCTGCAGGTGGAAACGCTGTTCAGTCTGATGTTTGTCACGCGATATCTCCGCACGGCAGTGACCAGTAAATTTGGTCGCATGAAACTGGCCGCGGATGGTACGCGTTTTGCGCCGGGGGCGGCGATTGTGACGCCAAACATAATCAGAGCCGATCAGATCGCGGAATACCAGACACTGGTCTTTGACGGCTACGCACAGGATGCTGAGGCTTTCGCCAGAAACATTATCGTTGAGCAGAACAAAACAAACCCGAACCGCGTCGATGTGTTGTGGCCGGGAACACTCATGAACCAGCTGCGTATTTTCGCGCTGCTTAACCAGTTCCGCCTGCAGGCTGAATCGACAGGAGCATAAAACATGGCTGGAGATACCACTAATCGCCTGGCAGGTACTGCGTATGTCACCGTAAACGGGGTAACCGTCATGGTGGAAGGATCATTCAAGTATCAGACCTCCACGGTTAACCGCACCACGCTGACAGGCATGGACGGTGTACATGGCTATAAAGAAAAGCCGGTTGCCCCGTATATTTCTGCCCGTCTTCGCGACAGTGGCGGTACCAACGTACTGGGTTTTAACAAACAGACGAACGTCAACGTGATCGCCGAGCTGGCGAACGGCAAGACCATCATCGGTCGTGCGCTCTGGACGGTAAACGTTCAGGAAGTGGAGAGCGAAGATGCTGTGTTTGATGTTCGCTGGGAAGGTCGGGACGTAACGGAGAACTAAGATGGCAGAACTTGAACGCACCAAAGTCATTCCCCTCATCAAGCCTCTGGTCGATGAGGCGCAAAAAACGCGCTATGAGCAACTGGAGCTGAAGGCGCCGACGCTCAGTCAGGCCGAGCAATTCTACGAAAAGCAGGCATCGTCCACTTCGCTGGCGGCGATGCGCCTGCTGATCTCGCTGGTCACGGATACGCGGGAAAGCGTGCTTCAGCCGATGGATTTTATTGACTTCCGAAAATGCGAGGAGTTTTTGCTCGGTTTTTTGACCTGGAAGTCCTGACCGCCTGGCAGGAAACGGCCGCTGACGTCACATTTTATTTCCGCTGGACAGAAGACAGGGCATGGGGCATGACCTATGCCCGTCTGAAGTGGTGGGTATCGCAGGCCTCCCGTATCAATAAACTCAGGAATACCAAACCCGATGAGTAATTCTTTCGACTTTGAGCTGGTGGCCAGCGACCAGGCGACGGAAGCCATTGAGCGTATCAATGAGGCTATCCGTGATCTGGAACCAAAGCTGGATAAAACCAAAGAGGGGCTCCAGTTAGGAGGACAGGAGACTCTCGATGGACTTAACGGCTTTATCTCCCGTTTCGAAAATCTGTCCAAAAATGTCCGTGATAATGTGCAGTATATCGGGGATATGGTACCGCCGCTGAAGATGGTCGGGGAACTCTCCGGTAAGCTGGCATCACTGGGCGTGGTTGGAGCGGCGGGATACGGGCTAAAACAGATTGCCTACGGTTTCCATGAGGCCTCAAGGGAGGCTTATAACCTCGATGTCGCCGCGAAAAATGCCGGGATGCGGGTGGAAGATTTTTCCCGCCTGTCCGGCGCAATGAGGATACTGGGTGCTGATGGTGACAGTGCAAATTCCTCCATCGAGGGGATGGCTAAAAGTCTGAAGGAGGCCGCCAGCGGTGCCAACAGCCAGGTGCTCGGCGCATTGTCCCAGATTGGCGTTCAGATCCAGAAAAACAATGACGGATCCGTTGATACGTTGAGAACGCTGGAATCGATAGCGCGCGTTTTCCCGAGCCTGCGGCCAGACCAGCAGAAGTCGGTTTCCGATGCTCTCGGGCTGACACCTGAAATGCTGGCACTGATGCGAGAAGGTGTAAGGATGAAAGCATTGCTGGCGAAATCCGATGAGCTTGGTCTGACGGTTGACCCGGAGCTTAACCGGCAATTGTCCGAGGTTAACGGCTCCATGAATGAGCTGGGCGCAGCATGGGATGGACTGAAAAATCGTTCGAAAAATTCTCTGTTTAAGGGATTGCTTTCCGATGGTTCGGTGAAAGACGGCCTCGAAGGTGTAACCGACTTATTCACGAATGGCGACTTTACCGGGCTGTCGCATGCGCTGGGGTTTATCAGTAGCAAAGATGCCGGGAAGCTACGCCGCATTCAGGGTGATAAAGCGCTGTATAACACCCTTTCCCGGCGAGAGCGCGGGGCGGTTGATGCCGGCTTTATGACAGATGCCGTCAGGAAGCGTTACGACGCGAAATATGGGGCTGGTGATCGGGCTGAACAACTCCGTAATGATTTGTCCATCATCCTGCCAGCAGGTGCTGCAGCTCCACGCGGGGAGGTGAATTATAACCAGCCATCGAATCAGGCACTGGGGCTGAGGAATAATAACCCCGGCAATCTCCGGATAGCGCCCAATGCTACAGGAATTAATCGTGGATTTGTCACTTATGACAACAGTAACGATGGTCTGGCGGCAATGGCCCGGCAACTGATGTTATATGGCGATCGTGGGAAGAACACACTGAACAGTATGATCCACACGTATGCACCGCGGTCAGAAAATGATACCCAGTCCTACATCAATTCAGTATCAGCCGCGACGGGATTCCAGCCCCAGCAACAGATGGATCTCCATAATCCGGAAGTACTGAAATCTGTCATGGCTGCCATGATTCAGCATGAGAATGGCGCGCAACCTTATTCTGAGGATGAGATACGGGCGGCAATTCAGACGGCTATAAGTGACCCACGCTGGTCAGGTCTTCGTGACAGTAGCGTGCTCAGCCAACAGAGACAGAACATCCTCGCACCTCAACCTGATAAGTTTGACAGCTCTTCTATCCTGACCGCTTCCGGCAACGGCAGCGAGGCCGCCAGCGAGAACCTGACGCGCGCTCTCAAAGAGGCGATGGCCGATCAGAAAATGAAGCTGGAAATCACCATGGTCAATGATAAGGGTGAGAAGAAAACCTATAACGTCGAGGATAACGGCAGAATAACAACCGCCATGAATTACTAACCCGCATTTAACCGCCACCCTGGCGGTTTTTTTTACACCGGAGGACCGATGGCAATTATCCAGGATGCAATAACTTCCTTGATGGGCGGAGGCGGTAGTGATGACTGGTTGAGTCAATTGCGGCCAGCATCTTTCCGTGGCGTGCCCTTTGCTGTGGTTAATGAAGAAGGGAGTCATGGCCGCCGGCAGGCCGTCCACGAATACCCTTATCGAGATACCGCATGGGTAGAGGACATGGGGCGCGGAACACGGCGTTTTATTATCCGTGGTTTTATCGTCCAGAACAGCCTGGTCTACGGCGGCGGCGATGTTATTTCTCAGCGACAGTCATTTATTAATGCGTGCGAAGCTAAGGGGAGCGGTACGCTCATCCATCCCACGCTGGGAGAGATGACGGTTTCCATTCCTGAAAACGGGTTAAGACTCTCCGGCTCTGCCGACAATGGTCGTTCGTTTGAATTTACCCTGATGGTAATTGAGTCGGGTTTGAAGGTTTTCGCCGTTACAGATAGCACCGCCGCTGGTGATACCGTTGGCACTAACTATCTGAAACTGGTAAGCACAGCGGTTGCCAGTACTCTTGCGAGAATCAAAAGTGAAATCCGTGGCGTGACGCAGGGGATTCAGACTATCAAGGGAACCGTGACGTTCTGGACCAATATGGTTGATAACACCATCAGTGAGGTAACAAACGTCAGTAACGTGCTGGATTCTACCTTCGGAAATAATCGTTACGGTCGGTACAGCAAGGGGACCGTCGGCGGGAGTTCGTCAGGCATAAACGGCAATCGTGACGCTGACGACTCAGAAGACTATCAGGCCTTGTCTGAACAGATATCCGCGCGGGCGGTGATGGACCGCCAGGCTGTGCTGGATACGACTGCTGCACTGAATGATTCTGCATCGGTAAATGAATTAGTTCAGGGCGTTGCGGATGTGATCAATCGCATTCTGGCCAGCGCCGGCAGTGTGAATGACAAAATTGCAGTGTTTGAAAAACTGGCGGCTTCAACCAGTACCGAATATCAGCGCTCTGACAGCAGCAAGCAACTGGCTGGCACAATGAACACGCTGATCATTGTGCTGTCCACCGGGGCGATGACTGATGCTGCCGCAGATTACAATCCTACCAGCCGTAATGAGGCCGAAGACATCACTCAACGCGTTGCCGGGCAGCTGGATACAGCATTACTGCTGGCTGGCGACCGTGGCGATGATGATCTCTACACGGCATTAATGGGCGTTAGAACCGCTTTCCTGAATGCCATGGCTCAGATTTCATCCGGGCTGAGTGAGTTAATGCAAATCAATACTGCGGCGCCGGTTCCTGCTCTGGTGCTGGCCAATCGTCTGTATCAGGATGCCTCGCGGGCAAATGAACTGATACAGGAGGCCAGCGTGCCACATCCGGCATTTATGCCGACGACGATGAAGGTGTTGAGACAATGAGTACGGATAACGACCAGGAGATCGTCTCACTCACCGTTGATGGAAAAATCATTGAGGGCTGGGACTCGGTAAGGGTAACCCGTGGTATTGAGCGTTTCCCCTCAGATTTTGACCTGGGGCTGATGGACTATTTCCCGGGGAATGGCCAGAAGCAACTGGTGACAGAGGGGATGCCCTGTCAGGTGAAGTTTGGAAGTGACCTGGTCATAAATGGCTATGTTGACGACTGGGCGCCATCGATTTCCCGGTCCCGCCATGAAGTCAGAGCCTCAGGCCGTAGTAAGTGCGCAGATCTCGTGGATTGTTCTGCAGAATGGCCAAATAACGTTATCAATAACAGTAATGCGCTTGATATAGCCTCCCGCCTGGCATCCCATTACAACATTGGGGTAAGTACAGACGTTGATGATCTGGTGAAAGTCCCGCAGTTTTCCCTGAACTGGGGAGAATCGCCACAGGAAATACTTGATCGTGTTTCCCGCTGGTCGGCATTGCTTTATTACGATCAGCCTGACGGTAACTTATTTCTGACCCGAGTGGGAACAAAGCGCGCGGCCAGCGGTATAGCTGAAGGGGTAAATATCGAACAGGCTTATTTCCGCCGTTCGATGGCGGACCGCTTTTCTGATTACGTCGGTGTATCGATGAGCATTTCCCCGATTGCAGGATTCTCGCCGGATACGGCTTATGACTCGGTGACACTGGCGACGGCACACGATCCTGAGGCAGCCAGTATGCGTTACCGAAAACGGATCATTATTGTTGAAAGTACGCTGATGGCTTCACAACAGGCGCAGCGCGCGATTGACTGGGAGATGAATCGACGATACGGCCGTTCCCGTCAGTTGACGGTGACGATTGACTCCTGGCGCGATAAATCCGGGAAATTATGGGAGCCTAATACTCTCATCCCGGTCAACATACCGAGTCTGCAACTGCCTGACACCGAAATGCTTATCGCTGAAGTCACTTATATCAGAGACAGTGACGGTACCCATGCGCGTCTGTATCTGATGCCTCCGGAGGCGTTCAGTGTCCAGCCTTATGCTTTCTACCAGCAGATACCAGGACTGAACCAATGAATCAAAATTTAAAGAAAACGGCCACGCGTATAGCCGGCATGCTGGGTATTGGTCGTATTACCACGCAGAAAGATAGTGGGGTTGTACAGGAAATCCAATACCAGACCCCGCTGGAAGTTGCCAGCGCCCCACGGTTCTCTGATTTTGGTTTTTCGTCCGGGTTGCCGGCGGGATCTGATGTGGTCATTGCCTTCCTGGGAGGGGACCGCTCCAGTCCTGTTGTCATTGCCTCTAACCATCAACGCTTCCGGCATACCGGGCTTAAGCCTGGCGAAACCGTCGTCTATAACCAGCAGGGGATGAATATTCATCTGACTGAGGCTGGAATTTTCATTGATGCGAAAGGTAAAGATGTAGAGATCAACAACGCCAGAAACATCACCGCAACGGCAACGGAACAAGTAAAGCTGGTTACCCCGAAACTCCTGGTGACGGGTGACATCATCGATAACTGCGAGACGAATAATTCAACGCTCAAAGAGCTGCGTGATGCTCACAACGATCATGACCATTACGTTAAAAAAGTTCAGTCCGGCGATAGCACGATCTCAAGCGAAAAAACAGAGAGTCAGGTATGAGTGATATTTCCTCTTTCTGGAACGTTGATGCCCTTCATGCGGACTGGCAGGCCGGAAACGGCATCTTAACTTCAGAGAATGACTTGCACACGGCAGTAATCATCAGTCTGTTTACTGATGGGCTGGCACGTGCCGACGATGATTATGAAGGAACTGATCGCCGCGGCTGGTGGGGGGATCTGGAGAATGACCGGAATATTGGCTCAAGGCTGTGGTTACTACGGCGTGAAAAGTTGACACGCGAAGTGGCGATGAGAGCTGAAGATTATGCCGAAGAGGCTCTGGCCTGGATGAAATCGGATGGTATTGCCGCTGAAATACAGGCGCAATCGGAAATCGTCTTCCCCAACAGACTGAATCTGATCATCCGATATTTGCCGCCGGAGGGGGACTGGCAGGAATTCAAATTCTTCTGGTTATGGGAGCAACTGAATAATGCCATTTAAACGGAAAACACTGAGCGAACTCCGCGATGAGAATCGCCAGTTTATGCAGGCAGAATTGGAGGACGTCGGCGCACTGCTACGGTTCGGAAATCTGAAGGTACTGGCCGACATGGACGCGGGTATGGCGCATTTGCATTATGCCTATCTCGATTACATTGCCCGCCAGTGTACGCCGTTCACGTCCACCGATGAGTGGCTGGCCGGGTGGATGGCGTTAAAACAGACTTACCGCAAAGCGGCAACCGCGGCCCACTCGCCAGCTGCCGCAATTACCGGAACGCCAGGGCGAGTATTAGCAAAGGGCTCTGTTATCAACCGTGCGGATGGATACCAGTACATCACGGATACCAGTATAACCATTGACTCTACAAGCAGCGCCACGGTTGCTGTGACTGCAAGTCTGCCGGATGTCTCGGAGGATGTCACCGGGGGCGGCAGTCGGGGAAATGCGGATGCCGGAACAATCCTGACACTGGATGCCAATGTACCGGGTATCGATAGTGAGGTTACGTTAATTGAACCCGCTACCGGCGGCGCAGATATTGAGAGCGAAGAGGATTTTCGTCAGCGTGGACTACTGGCGTTTCAGAATCCCCCTCAGGGTGGAAGTGATCCCGATTATCGTAATTGGGCCCTGGCAGTTTCCGGCGTTACCAGAGCATGGGTCCGCCGGCGGGGGATGGGGCCAGGGACGGTCGTGATTTACATCATGTGTGACGGCAGCGACAAAACAAATCATGGTTTCCCGATCGGGACTGATGGTGTCTCGCAGCTTGAAGAGTGGGGGGCAGTCAAGGCTACAGGCGATCAGGGAAGAGTGGCTGATTATATGTATCCGCTTGCACCGGTTACTTCCCTGAACTACATCTGCTCACCCATCGAGAAAGTGATTGATTTCGAAATTAGCGGTATATCAGGTGCAGACAGCGAGACGACGGCAGCCATTGCTGATGCCATTGATGGGGTTCTGTTTGAATCTGCAAATCCACTTGGTACAGGAAAAATATACCTCTCAGATCTGAACCGTGCGATAGGGGATGTCTCCGGAACTGCCGGATTTATTCTGGTTTCACCCTCAGTGAATATTGTGCCAGGAATAGGAGAGCTGGCTGTTCGTGGCGAGGTGAACTATACATGAGTCTTTTCTCGACCGACGACTACCTTCGGGCGCTGCAGGCGCTAATTCCCTCCGGCAGGGCATGGACCAGAGAGCCGAAAACAGTTCAGGCCGCAGTGCTACGCGCGCTGGCGGCCAGTTTTCAGCGAAGTGATAACGACGCTCTTGGATTATTGCGAGGGGCATTCCCGAAAACAGCGACCATCATGCTCACTGAGTGGGAAAAAACGCTGGGTTTACCTGATGACTGTTCCATTGGTGAAGTGGACACGATTGGAAAGCGGCAGAGCGCGGTTGTCTCTAAATTAATCAGCACTGGCGGTCAGTCAAAGAGTTATTTTATCGGTATTGCCGCTGCGATGGGCTATGTCATTTCTATTAAAGAATACCGGCAGGCGCGCGCAGGCTTATCAGTCTGTGGTGATGGTTTAAATGGTGATGACTGGCCATTCGTCTGGTTGGTCGAAGCAGAAGATACCACAATATCCTATGCGCGCGCCGGACTTAGCTATTGCGGCGATCCACTCCGTTCATGGGGAAACCGGCAGCTTGAATGCCGTATTAACGCGCTGGCGCCATCCTATACGCTGGTGAAGTTTGGATATATCTATTTTGGTTTTAATGATGAAGGTGTTTATGACATCACGCCGGAGTTTTCCAGAATGTTTGATGTCGCCTCAGGATATATTCCTTAAATCTGATTTATGGACAGGTGAAAAATGAGAAAGGTTGGAAGTACTACAGATACGGCAGATGCGAATGGCGAGTACACAAATGGTAATGTTGCACAAGGCATTGCACCTACAATTATTAATGCTGAAATGCTAAATACATTTCAGCGAGAACTCGTTAATGTTGTCGAAGGTGCCGGGATTGAGTTGGATCCATCTAATGATTCTCAGGTACTGGAAGCAATGAAGAAATTGCTTTCACCGGGACGATTATTAAATGTTAAAAAATTCACCACGTCAGGGACTTATACACCAACTCCCGGAACTAAATCGATCATAGTTGAAGGGGTTGGTGGCGGTGGTGGTGCAGGAGGCTCCTTTAAAACCCAGACAGGGTATTATACCGGAACGGGAGGGGGGGGCGCAGGAGGGTACTTTAAGACGAGAATCACGAGTATTCCTGCATCAGTAAACGTAACTGTTGGAAAAGGAGGAAAAGGAGGTGTTGGCGGTACTTCACCAACTGCTGGAGAAAGTGGAGGGCAAACAAGTTTTGGAACATTTGTTCAGGCTTCAGGTGGCAGCGGTTCTTCGGCCTCACAAGCCGCAGTAAATTCTGGCGTAGCATATCAATTAGGGTCCGGTTTTGGTGGGTTTGCCACTGGCGGAAATATTTTAAATTCAAGAGGTGGTGATGGTAGCGCATCTTTGATAGTTAAGAATGGATCTGGCGTTAGTGGCGCTGGTGGTGCAAGTCACTTTGATATTGGAGGTTCAAGCCAGCCTTGGAGTAATTCAGGCAATCCTGGTGGTATAGGTGCTGGGGGCGGAGGATCAATTCATCAAGATGGTAGTTCAATACAGCCAGATGGAGGTGATGGTGGAAACGGAGTTATTTTTGTATATGAATATTCATAG